ATACGCTGTAACCCATTCTGCGGCTCATAGTTTCAATTTCAGCACGTGACCATAACTTATCTAAGTCTTGCAAACGAGCGCAGAAGTTGCGCCTTGTATCGTTGTCAGCATCGGTAAAACCAGGCTTCCAAGTGTACTCATATAATATTTTAAAGTTCAAAGTCTCGGGAGTTTTATCCGTCTGCTTTGCAAGTGGTTCGGTAAGTGTACGCTCTATCACTTCATCAATACCTACCTTTACAACTTTAATCTTTATCCTCCCTTCATCTGTTAGCCTTTTGATTATTTGCTTTGCGCTGTCAACCTCGATATCTAGTGTTTCAGCAATAATCTCAGGAGTTATTCTTTTATCTTTTCTAAGCAGATCCAAAACGTTTGCCTCAAGTTGGTTTACTTCGTTAAATTCCTGTGATGTGAATTTAGCCGGCAATGTCTTTACAATAAGGTAATCAGATTTTTTCACCCCACACTTTGCAAATTCAGCTAATAAAAGCTCATCCTTTTCCTGTGCGCTGAATTCCATTGCATTATCAATAGAAAGCATCGTGTTGACTTCGTCATCATTCAACCCTAAGCTACTTTTCAAAAGTAATTTAGCTTGTTCCTGACTGATCTCACCTTTCTCAAATTTGCGGATTATACGTGTTAGGCTTTGCCATTGTCTACCTGTTAAGTTCTTCAGATTCTCATTAACTGCTTTCACTTCAGCAGAAACCTGTGAAGGAATAGCCTCTGTTGGCAGGCTTTCAGGATATTGGTTAGGATCAATACCGATCTTTTCAAGTAGCCATTTTTTAGGTGCAATCTGTAATAATGTTTGTTCGCTAAATTCAAACCCTATAGGCTCAACAGGAACGATCTTTGATTCTACACCTGTGATCTCTTTAAAAAGTAATTCTAAAGCCTGCTGTTTGTCATTTGCATAGGTAGCCTTAAATATCTCATAAGCTTCCCTTATCTCACTACGCCCTCCTAATTGACCCTCAACACGTACACCGAAAAGCATCGGACTGACAACCTGATGACCGGAAAACAGTTCCTGTTGAATACTTTTTGCAAGTATGTCAAAATGTTTATCTAATTCAGTACTACTAAGATCATCTAATTGCGGACGCTTTGCAGGATCTTTACCGAAATTCAAAACGATATTTCCTGCATTCTCACTTCCTGTAAACTTGCTTTTAAATCCTTTCTCAATTTCTCTTTTCTCTTCTTCGCTAGGTATGCCCTCAAAAAAGCTGATCATCTTTGAAGCAAACATCCCGTTCGTAATAGTTGACAAATGATATTTACTTATTTCAATATCCGTTTGTATCGCATTCAAGGCACCCATATATCCGGGATAGCTGTACGTTTCAACTCCCGGTCTGTATTCTTTGTAATAAAGTATCTGTGTTTGATTGCGAAGCATCTTTACATCCTGATTAGGGTTGTAAGCCAAAAAAACCTTCGGTTCATCATTTTTTTTGTATGTATCCCAATCTTTTATAAAAAACTGAGTATTGTCTTTATTGCTTCTTACTTTGTGATAAGGTACATGATAATAAGCGCCTATTTTTCCAAGTTCATTATATTGCACCTCAATATAACATCCACCAAAAACCTCAATATCTAAACTAAGTTTTTTTAATATCTCATTTGAATTTTCATAAGCATTCGCTTGAGTGACATTGTCAAAGCCTTTACCAACAATGTAATTTACCTTTCCCAAAACAATACCGTTATGCTTACTGCTTTTGTTAAACATATTAAGCAGCATATTCGGGAACTTATTATCTTCTCCGAATAGCACCCATCCTTTGTTTGGCACCTCTTTCATTACAGGCACTTTCACATCGGCAAACTTTATAAAAGATACTCTATTCTGCATCATATACTTTGTAACTTGTTGGATTGTTATATTTTGTAGTGGTCACATCCTGACCGTCTGATAAAAACATTAAACCAGTCTCCACAACCGCCCCTGCATTTGCCTCATTCGTATTTGAAGGACTCGCCTGTTCATATACTTTATAAGTGTACCAACCCTCCTCCACATTTGCAAAATAGGTATTCACCACTAACGAAAACTGATTATAGCGATCCTGATACAAACTCTGATCTGCGCTATTGACAATTACAAACTTTACCTTATCGTTTGTCGTTCTGCTTTGAAACACAAAAAGAAAATTTGCATCTAAGATAGTCTGCTTTTCTTTAAGCGTCAAAATCAAAGTTTCAGTATTTCCTTTTGTGAGCTTTATCATTCCTTTTATAAATACCTATTAACAAAAAACGCCCGCCTAAATGCAGGCAGGCGCTTCGCTTTTCTTAACATCAATTCTTAACCAGCTGTTTCAAGAGCTGAAGCAACAGAACTGTTGACTTCATAAAGAAGATCAGGCTCTTTACCCATGAAGTTCAAAGTATAACCCGAACGATCTCCAAAAGCTGTTCCGCTTCCGCTTTCAGATGCACCCATGTCCAAACCTCTTTCCTTTCCTAGCATCCAGAATTTGTTATTGTTATCCTTTACCACAGCAATAAGAATGTTTTGAGCTAATAATTTAAGCTCTGTATTTACAGCCGCTGAAAGTTTATTCACTACAATAGTCAAGTTTTGCTCAAAGAACAATGTTCCGTTTTCAGTTGAAACCTGTGGATTGTGTGTGAAGTTACCTGTTTCTTTTGGCAGTTCATATTTCCAGAAACGCTTACCGCTTGCTTTTGTGATTCCTGTAACTACGCCGGAAGCATTTGCAGCAATAGATGAAACATTCCCTTTTTCGATAAAATAAACTTCGGTAATACCACCTGCGCTGTCTTTACAGTCGAGTGAATATCCGGAGGTCAAAGCACAAGGCATGATATATTGTTTTAAGAAGGGAGAGTTTTACCCCTCCCTGTGATTAATTAATTAAGCTTCGAACTTCACGATCTCGTCCATGAATGCGAACTGAACACCGATCTTAAATGAAGCGTGAAACTTCACATTGCGATCGTCTTGAGAATACCACATTTCAAAGCGCTCATCTTCACCTTGCAAGTCAACACCTAAGAAAATGTTTGACATTCTGAAAGCATAGATTGCATTAGTACCAGTCAAACCATGTACAGGAATCACCTTGTAAGATGTACCCGGAACGGTAAACTCCGCAGTAGGTGCGTTCTTATCGCTTCCCAAATTGTAATGGAAAAGATTAAGATCCACATACTTAGCGATCAACAGATCGAAAGTATCCCATCCGCAGAAAATGCGAACATCTGCCTTTCCTTTGATCTTTGCAGGAAGAGCCTTAACAACTGCAAGTACCGCAGCCTTTGCTTTGTCAGCAGTATCGATTCCTGTAATTGGCGCACCTGAACCATAAAAGCCAGTTACGTTTGCATTTACAGGCGTTGTGCTTGCATCTGTGATAAGCTGCTTAATACCTTTGAACTTGTTTAAAAGTCCGTTAGTACCGCCGTATCCTGTACCTGTAGCTTGCCAGATAGCAACCTCAATAGCTTCTGCAATCTTACCAGTTTTAAGGTTTGTATATTCTTGAGCAAATGCCATTGTATCGTAATTCGATCCAGCAGGAAGTGCCTTTTGCAGATACTTTCCTTCAAGGTCTTTTGGACAAAGGATTTCCTGTGCCTTAACTTTACCAACAGTTAAAGTACGTTGAGTAAATTCAGTTGTGCCGGAAGCAGCGAAACCGCAAGAGCTGTCATCTTGAAAGAATACGTCAGTATCCATTCTGTTAACAGTTTCAGAGCCTTTCACTCCGGTCATTACATTTCCTTCAGAAACGATAAGCTGTTGAGTTCTCGCCTCAAACAGCGACTGAGAAACGAGCTGTGCTTCGTTTTGCTCTACATAAGCCGTAAGGCCAGTTACTAAAAAAGCCATCTTTATTTGTTTTTAAATTGTGAAACGAAATTTGAATAATTGCGAATGCGATCAGCCTTTGTTTCAATGCTAACCTTTTTGAAGTTGTTAGGCATTTCGGTAGGTGCTTGAGAAGGTACGTTAACCAAAGTATCTACAAGCTGAATCAATCCCTGCATTGCTTCGCTTTGCTTACTGAATGCAACTTTTAAACCTTCGTAGTCAGATTGTAAAGCAGAAAAACTTTGCTCACTTGCGGCGATTCTGTTTTCAATCTCCGCAAACTTTGCAGACATTTTTGCTTTCTCTTCTTCGTCTTTCTTTTCCATATCCTTTCCGCTTTCAATCTCAACACTAACTTCTGGAGCTTCAACTTCTTTCGGTTTGATTTCAGCGATTACGCCACCTTCAGAAAGTACGATCTCTGTACCATCAGCCAAAGTATGTTCACCAGCCGGTGCAGGTGAGCCGTCTTCGAGTGTAACGATTCCGCCAACCTCTAAAGCTGAAACCATGATTTTAGTACCGTCTGCCAAAGTGTAACTTGGCGCTGGCATTGTCTCTTCTTGAAAAACAAGTTTTTTAACCTGTGCTAAAAGTTCAATAGGATTCATCATGCACATATATACCGAAACAGAAAAAAACTAGACATTTACCAATGAAAAAGCATAATTGTGATGTGTGAAACACATACTATACTTTACTTTATTTCTTTACTTTATTTACTTTCCTTTCCTTTTCTTTGCATAAGCCTCCCCATTGCCCTCCCTAATAGCCTCCCTATTAGCCCCCCTATTTTAGTCAATTCAATAATTTTAAAAAAGCGACTTTTCTTTTTTCGTTTATCTTATTGAAATTGAAATACTTAGCGCAGTATGTATGCAATAAAACTCCAAGTTCATCGCGCATATCTTTATCGTTAACTAATTCGTTAACATATTTCATCCACTCGCTACTTTTTTTGACATATTTTACGACATCTTCAGGAAAACCTAAGTAAGGATCGACATGAGAAACAATGACAGGAATAGCCTTACCAGCCGCCTCCAAAAGTTTAATATTTGACTTAAATCCGTTAAAATTATTTTTCACCAACGGAACTAACATAATGTCCGAATGTTTGAACATTTCGTAGTAATTAAACACATCCATGCCACGAATTAATATATGCGGCAAAGATTGATCCGCTGTGAAATAATTAGCCATACGATGCCAGTAATAACGCTCAGTATCGTTTGAATCCGCAAAGCCACCCATCACCATTTGGATGTTACCGGATAGCTTTTTTAACGGCGCCTGTAATAACTTTAAATCCTGTTCGTGTGTTATCCCACCTGCCCAAAATAATTTTACCGAATCTGTTACAACCCTTTCGCCATTGAATTGTGCCTGCCCATAAGGTATGGCATTCGGTAATATTTCAACATTCTTATTGTGCGGATAAATAGCATCTGCCAACCTTTCGTGTGTGCAAGTAACTAAATCAGCCTCCCTCATGTGGTGTATTAACTTGCCTGCAAAATTTGAGGCATTGTACGCTTCATACATCAAATGATCATGAGACAAAATCCAATAGTCATCCACATCCACAACTAATTTAAACCCTTTTTGCTTTCGCCTTTCAATTAGGTTTTCAAGTTCCCAGATGCGATTAATAAAAACAATGTCATAATTGTGTTCATCCCATTGCTCTTCTGTCATTGAATCGGTTATCCTGCCATATTCTTTTTCCATTAAAGAGATCGGAAGCATAAGCCTGTGATATCCACAGCCGCTGAATTTTTGTGTTAGTGTTAGGATTTTCATATCAATAAATACTAAAAACAAACCCCACCTGTAAAAACAGGTAGGGGAGTTGTAAACCTAAATCAAACACAAAAACCGAATTAAAAATCTTTTAGCAAATCTCTTAACTTTTCAATTATCTCTTCTTCTTTCATTCTCATTTTTACCTCCGTCATATCGAACATACCTTCAACGCTGAAGCCTTTAAACGTGCCATCCTTAACCTTAGACCAAGTTTCATCATTCATAACCTTTGCACCTAAAAACCAGGTGCCGTCTGGTAAGTCTTCAAATTGCTTCATTTTAGGAATGCCTTTACTTTCATCTGCTATCCACGACATAAAGAATGTAATTCCTTCTACAGGCTTTGTATGCATTTCGTTTGCGCTTTGCTGAAACCCTTTTGCATAAAATTTTAAAGCGATTGTTTCAATAGTCTTTTTGTCAAAGAAAACATAATATTCGCCTGTTTCGTCTCTTCTGTAAATAGGCATATCAGGGATCATTGCAGGGCCAACTACTATACGTTCTTCGTTATTAACAACAGAAAAGGATTGCATCTTTTGTCTATCTATTTGCTTAAGTTTTCTTTGCGCCCATTCTATACCGGCATCACCGCCCCACGCAAGCCACATAAGTCTACCGCATCCGTCCCCTAATTCCTTTTGTGAATTTTGCCTGTGCCTTTCAAAGGCTGCCATTCGTGCAATAGTGTCACGTGTAATCGCTTCACCTTTTGCTAATTGATTCGCCCTTGCCTTGCCTACAGGCGTGCCACATTCACCCCACCCATTTTCTTCGGCCCATCTTAAAGCAACCTTTGCGTTCTCACTTGCTTCTTTTGGATAGTCGCTATAGCTTTCCTGAAAGTTCTCATTTCGAGAACTCCATTTGCTGTAACAGATAGCAGCCGCTTGATCCTGCTCTTTGCCTTCACCTATCATATACGAAATGCAGCGTGGTATAAACTCCTCTTCTGATTCGCCTGCATTCGGCTCAACAAATATCTGTTTTTCAAATGCAAAGAAGTTTTCACCTATTGCCGGTATGTCAACCAACGCTACCGCGTTAACTTCCTGAATTGAGTTTTCGTCTTCTTTTATTGTCAGTTTAAAAAGTGGTAATGTTTCCATAAATAAAATTTATTGTGTTATCCTATTCTTGCATTTCGCTGCAAATATGCGTTTCTTTGATTATTGTTTTGAATATCTGAATTCATTACGTATGCTCTTACAGCCTGATTGCTTAAGTTGTTTATTGCCTCAGCGTTTAAAGCCTGTCCCTGTACGGCTGCAGATAATGCAGGTGTCATAGGTGCAGCTCCTCCACCTCCGCCACCTATTGAAATACTACCAGATTCGATTAAATCAGGCTTTTGTTTCCTAATCATATTAACTTGTAAACCACCTAACAAAGCAGTTGCAGCGGCTTGTATAAAACTGAAAGGAGGAGGAAGACTACCCAAAGCATTTGTAACACCTTTTGCTGTATTCATTATCGCTTCAGCAATAGCTATAATCTGATTTCTTTTAAATGATTTTTTTAATACTTCATTTTGCTCTTCGTCCAGTTTTTTTCTTTTTGCAGCATATTGCTCTTCAGATATTTGTTTATTATTGAGCATTTGTTGCAAGTTTTTTTGATCCCGATCATATTGCTGTTTTTTTGTATTTAGATCAGTATCATTAGCCTGCCTTAGTGTTGACAATACACCTAATGTTAAATCAAGTAATTGATTAAGATCTGCAATTTTTTTATCATGGCTTTGTTTATTTATTGCATCAATCTGATTATTGATGTTTTCAATATAATTTTTTCTTTCATCTTCACTTTCAAATGTTAATTGATTAACAATATCTAACTGTGATTTTAAAGCCGTTAACCTTTCATTAAAACTTAATTTTTCATTTGAAGCAATATCCTGTAATTCTTTTGCTCTTTTTTGTAAGTCCTCTTGCCTGAATTTTTCAGTTAAAGCATCTTCATCTATTTTTTGTTTTATGAGTAAAGCAGCTCTTAATTTTGCTTTTTGATCTTCGTTATATTTTTCATTTTTTTCTAATTCTGCTAATTTTTCAGAATATGAAATAGCTAATTCAGCTCTTTCTTTTTCTCTTAAATCAGTTATACCGGAAATGGTTATTTCCTCATTTAATTTATTAAGATCTTCTAAAAATTGTTTTTCTTTTTCCGCTTCTTCTTTTGCATATTTGTCAATTATCTCTTGCTTTTGTTTTTCAAATAATGCAGTTAGTGCAACCGTGCTTTGTCCTCCTTTTTCAAGTATTTTCTTTTGCTCATTATATTTTTTACCTAATTCAAGTATCTCTTTATCTTTAGCAGAAAGGTTAAAAGATAATAAACTTTCAGTTACTTCAAATTGTGTTTCTATTGCCTTATTAAGTTCCTCAGTTCTTTTTATTTGATCATCATTCGACTTTTTCTGTAAATCACTTCTTCTTTTTTGTATTTGCTCAGTTTTTTTATTATTTTTTTCTTTCACTACATTCAATTCTGATTCTGCTTCAATAGCCTGCGCAACAAGCTTATTCGCTTCCTCAGTAAATTGCCCCTCCATTTCCAAAAACTTATTTATATTTTCCTGTCTTGACTTTTCCTGTGCCTCAAAAATATCACCGGTGACAGCACCCAAGACACCCCATGTAGTAAAAAAGTTTTCAACTGATTGAGTAAATGAAGCCTCCACCTCTTCACCTGATTGAGCTTTTACAGCCGCTTCAGCCGCTTTTGCATAAAAAACCTGTGCTTTTGTTCTTAATTCAATAGCTTTTAAATATGCCTTTGTATTATTAGCAACTGTAGCTTCAGCATCACTTAAATCAGTTGTTTTGCCTAAGGTATCCCCTAAGTTTTCATTATAAATTTCAAGTGCTTCACTTGCTGAAATTTTACCTTCTTTTGCTAATTTAAAAGCAGTCGTTACCTCCGTTAATTTAGTCCTTGCATCCGTAACGGCTTTTGTAACCTCTTTTTGTGCCTCAGCATACGCCTTCGCCATTTCACTTGTTCCTGAAATAGCATCTTTTAAATCATCCCAATAAGCGACAAGAGTTCCTATAGCGGCAATAAACAAACCGATGCCAGTAGCCATTAGAGCCTTACCGAATGCACTTACACCTGTTGTTGCTTTTTTCACAATACCTATCATCCCATCCCACGCCTTTCCAAATTCTTTTAATTGACTTAAGCCCTGAGCAAATGCCATTGCGCCCTGTACTTTTAAAAGAGCTTTTTGTACGTCTTCACTTTCTGTACCTACCAAAGCCATTGCGCCCTGAACTGCACTAAAACCAGCTGCAATAGTCGATCCTAAATTTACAAATGCCTGAAACTTTTTTCCCGGATCAAACAAATCAGCTTGCTCCCTTGCATCTTTTATTTTATCTTTTAATTCAGCAACCTTTGAAGCAGCGGCAACGGCTTCTTTGCTCGACATACCGAACTTTTCTTGCATAGCAATCAAATCAGAAGTCGCATCTTTAATAGCCTTCCTTAGACCGCCAACCGACTTAAAATCTACCTGTACACTTGCACCTATAACCGTATTAGCCATTATCAATTATTTTTAAAAGTTCAACCTTTACCAATTCGTTATTTGTTACATCGTAATCCAAAACCTTATTTAATCGAAACCGAATCCCGTCAATAAATACCGTTTTGCTGAAATCTAATTGCACTATATCTAATGGTTTTAAATAAACGTGACACATTAACAGCTTACTATCTTTGTCCGCTATTTCAGCAATATAGCTACTCCAAAACCTATTAAATAAATTCTGTGAAGGATATGTACCAACTGTAAAGTAAACCTCTGAAGGTGCGCCAAAATTCAAATCCTGAGTAGGTGTAATCGGATCGTCTAAGTGACCAGCATAGCCATAGGATGTCTTTGCAAAATCACCTGAAGACGTTTTAATATTCCAACTATTTGCACTTTTCTTTTTGCTGAATAATATCCTTATGTTTGAATCCATCCTATCTTCAGCCGATAACTCATTAGACTTTTTGTAAATAGCAACTACATATTTATCGTTGTTGTCATATTTTATTAACGGCGAACCTGCAAACATTATTTCAGTCGTTTGTTTGTCGTTTGAGAACTGAAAACCAGTATCAAATTGCCTATCCCCGTAATTCTGATTAAACTTCTTCCGGTAACTTTCATTGTAAAAGTCCGCATCATCTTTATACTTGTATTCGAATATCCTACCGTTTAAATTACCCATAGGTGAAATCTGCCAACTCTTATCCCTTGCAACCTTGTAAGTCCAATCGATATCGTTAGCACTCATAAAATCCACATAAGGGACAATATTAAGCGTCTTCTCATTCTCTTTATCTTCATAAATGTAAAGATTAAACATCTTAATTATTGAAGCTAAAAAGTCTTTCTGAAATATACCCTTAGGAATACTATCATTAACATAAAGCTGTGAGCCATATTGAGCAATTATCGGTATCGGTGTCGTTGTCAAAATAGTTACATTGCCAGTATAATACATTTCGGCACCTATTGTAAGATCTGCAAACCTAATAGAAACCGTATCACTTACAGCTAATCCTACATCTTCAATATTTACTGTGTGTGTACCTATTGCGCCTATTGTTATTTCCTTTATTGTAGCACCGTTTTTCCTTATTTGTAATCTTATATCGTTTGTAAATCCGTCATATGTTTCAATATTTACCTGTGCCGTTATATTTGCATTTATATCAGTCGCACCCCCCAATGTAAATGTCTTACTATCTGATGTTGTAAATAATCCTAAGTCACCAAAAACAAAAGGTATTAAATACGTTCGTGAAGAAAATGTCTGATTTTCATCTGCATTCCTATCTAATGCTATAGGATCGTTATTCGTTAACTCTTTCGCATTGTGCGGAATGATTAAAGACTTAAAATAATCGGTATTAAAAAAAGTGGATGAATAAGTATAGCCAGCCGCTGCAAACATTTTATCAATATATTCCTTTACGTAAAATGCAGGGCGCAAAGTACCTATATCATAATCCCCCTGATTCGCCACGATCTCAGTTTCACGATATAAGCCGTAGTCTATTAACGGATAAAAATAACCGCTGCCTTTTGTCGCATCCCAACTTGCAGATATATTCGAATGAGTCCACGCATGATCGTAATCGCTAAAATCCAAATCCTCCAATTTCTTATTACTGATCTCTGCCATTAAGCCTGACAACTCACCAAACAAAGCACCTTCATACTCAAGCATATCACCTTCTTTTATTATGCCTGTGAGTCTGAATACACCACGCAAAACCAATAAACCATTTAACCTTAATTCCGCTCTGCTCGTTTGCGCTACATTGAAAGCAGCACCAATGTTAGGCTGCCCGGGTGAATACGGATTGTTGCTACCCATTTCAGCAATATGTCCGAATATGGTATTATTGTTTCCGGTACCGGGTAAAACTATCTGTTTGCTAAATGTCGTTTCACGTGAAGAAAAGTTCGCCACGTCATCAATAGCGAAAGTAAGTTGCACACTTATCTGATCGTTAATATCAGCCCTTTGCCCTTCTATGAACAGTTCATACATATTATCTGAATTGTACGTTGTTATCTACTGAAAATTCAATATTTACCGTCAAAGTATCTGTTTTATTTATCCGATCATCTTTAAACTCATAGTTCGTATCGGTTATAATTACAGGGTAAAAATCTTGAGTAGTTGAATTAAGTAAATAAACAAGCGGGCTGTTAATCAATTCAGACAACCAGTCATATTCACCTGTGCCTAAAATATCAGTTGTTAACTGCATCTTTTCTTTATAGATGCCAGCGTAAACCTTTGATCCTTCATTGTAAGCATAACCTACTTTGTCAACCATTTGACCGCCTGACAAAGACCATCTCATTTGCTCGAATCTCTTTTTTTCATTGTCATTAAATAACTTTCCATGTATGAAAGTATATGAATCAAAAGCACCAAAAGCATTTAGAAAAACAAGTGTATGCGTATCGTATTTCGCACACCTCTTTTTAATGTTTCGCGTACCTATAACACCCGAAACGCTGCCAGATAATTGAAAGGTAATGTCATCATTTGCAGGTGTCCAACCGAATACAAAAGCATTTCCATTGCCAGTATCGGTATATTCATTTTGCACCGATCCATTATACTTTTCCTGTCTTGCATACGTTTGACCTGAAGGAAGGAAAACAGATAATACCACAGGCTCACCGGCATACCAATAAGAATCAGTCGGTCTATTGCTAAGAATCATTGCACCGGATAAATCAGATGCTTTTCGATCCCAAGAATTGCGGCTGTAGTTGTTATAAACCCTATACGTGCCAGACGCTATGTTTGTAGTTGTAACACCACCACTCACCTCACCATACCTTACATCGTATTCAGTCCAAAACTGATCACTACCCATTTGCTCGGTTGTGTCAAAGGCAAATACATCGAGATTATCTACAACGCTGCCAGATTCTAAGGTAGCTCTTACAATATTACCCAAATCCAATACACCATATTTGCCCGTCCCGTATGGGCTGTTTTTTACCCTTGTAATTAGATTGCCCGACTTGTAAATGTCAAAGACATATTGAAAGCCTGCAACAGCTTTGTTTGTCGATTCGACAACGTGCCATACTTCACCATGTGCTGACTTATATCCTGTCGGTGACTGTGAAACTGTTATACTCATATTGTTGGTATTTTAACTCCTCTTCCCGG